ATAAGAGAGATGGGAAATATGTCGAAGGTGCAGAACCAGGCATGATTCTCAACACTGTCACAAATGAAATTTATGACGGTGCAAAGGGGATAAATGTATTGCCAGTTTTCTACGAAAGAAAATACGTAGAATGGGCAGATAGAGGTGAGGGTAGAGGTGCTCCAGTAGCTATCCATAACGCTGATAGTGATATTGTGAGTACAACCACAAGAGATAAATCATTTAAAGATAGATTACCTAATGGTAATTATCTTGAGAACACTGCAAATCATTTTGTAGTAGTCCTAGGTGATAATCCACAGACAGCTTTGATTTCTATGAAAGCGACTCAATTAAAAATTAGTCGTAAATGGAATTCAATCATGATGGGGATTAAACTTCCAGGTAAAAATGGTTTGTTTACACCGCCAACTTACAGCCACATTTATAATCTAAAAACTGTTCAAATGTCGAATGACAAAGGAACATGGTTTGGATGGGAAGTGTCTAAAGTAGGTCCCATTACGGATAAAAACGTGTATGGCGTTGCAAAGAGCTTTGCTGAAAGATTAAGCAAAGGTGACGTGCAAGTCAAACACGGTAATGAAGACAAACAAGATACTCCATACTAATTCCTAGGGACGGGCGGTAAAGCGAGAGTGGACCCGCCCGTTGCGCAAAAATATGAATCGGTTTAAAGAAATATTTATAGGATTAGAACGTGCTCACGGAGTGACCTTCGTTGATAAGAAGGGTGTCGATGGCGAAAAAATCAAAGGAAAATCTTTTGTTAAAAGAGAATCAGTCACAGATGATATGTGGCTTAAACATTTACAAGGGATAGAGCCAAGTTTAGGTATTATTCCAATTAACGATGAAAACAAATGTATATGGGGATGTATTGATATAGATTCATATGCAGGATTTGATCATCAAAAATTAATCAATAAAATAAAATTATTAAAATTACCGCTCGTGGTATTCAGGTCTAAAAGTGGTGGAGCACATGTATTTTGTTTCACCACAGTTCCTGTCACAGCTCAATTAATGAGAGATAAACTTTTATCCGTTAGCGCCGTATTAGGTTATGGTGGATCAGAAGTATTTCCAAAACAAGTAGAATTAAAATCAGAAGAGGATACAGGAAACTTTCTTAATTTACCTTATTTTAATGGAGACGAGACAACGCGATATGCTTTTTTAGAAAATGGAGAGGCTGCAGGTATGAGTGGCTTCTACGGTTTATACGAAAGAAATAAATTAACACCGGAAGCTTTAGAAAGATTAGAAATTAAAAGACCAGAATCAGAATTTAGCGATGGACCACCTTGCATAGAGTCTTTAACTCAAACCAAATTAAAAGATGGAAGAGACCGAGTGATATATCAATATATACAATATGCAAAAAGAAAATGGCCTGAAGATTGGCAAAATAGAATTAATCAATTTAATTATAAATATTTTGAGACTCCATTAGATGACAAAACAATTCAAGATAAAATAAAATTTCATAGTAAAAAAGAATTAGGTTTTAAATGCAATGAAGAACCAATGTGTAATCATTGTGATAAAAAATTATGTAGAAGCAGACAATTTGGAATTGGAGGAGAATCAATCTTTCCAGAATTAAGTGATCTACAAAAAGTAGAATTAGACGAACCTTACTATTGGGTTAATGTGGATGGAGAAAGAGTTAAGTTAGATAATATAGATTGTCTTATGGACCAACGATTGTTTAGACGAACTGTTACGAAACAAATAAATAAAAAACCTTCTAGAATTAAACCAAATGAATTTGATAAATATGTTGATCTTTTATTAGCTGGTGTAGAACTTGTTAAAGCTCCCCAAGGATCATCTATTTTAGATCAACTTCAGGATCATCTAGAAGAGTTTTGTACCAATAGAACAGCAAAGAGCACTACGAAAGAAGATATATTACGAGGAAATGTTTGGACGCATGAGGGAAAACATTATTTTATATTTAGTAAATTTTTTCATGGATACTTACAAAGAAAAAAATGGGGGGAGAAAGCTCAACCAACTCAACAAATGTTAAAAGAACACTGCAGTTGTAAAGATGATAGACTAATTATTGGTAAGAAGAGACCAAGTGTAATGATTATAGATGCTTTTGAAAGACCTGAAAATAATTACACACAGAAAAAATTAAAAGAGGATGATCCGTTTTAATGAAAACAATTGTATTAGGACCGCCAGGAACTGGGAAGACCCACACACTTTTAAATAAAGTAGATGATTATTTAAAAGAAACTGATCCAGATAAAGTAGGTTATTTCGCTTTTACTAAAAAAGCTGCCAATGAAGCCAAAGAAAGAGCAATGGATAAATTTAATTTAGGGGAAGATGATCTTCCTTATTTTAGAACACTACATTCATTAGCATTTAAAAGACTAGGTATAAATAAAGAAAATGTTATGCAACGTAGACACTACGAAGATTTAGGTCAAAAAATTAATTTACCTTTAGACTATAATGACTATGACGAGGAAGAGACAGGTTTGTTTACAACTAAAAGTGATTACTTAAGAATTATAAATTTAGCTAAGTTAAGAAACATTACAATTGATCAACAGTTTAATCTTGGAGAACACAATCAAGATGTGGAATATGATAAGCTTAATATAATAGCCCATGAGTTAGATAGATATAAAAAAGAATATAATCTTATAGATTTTAATGACATGATATTAGATTTTGTTAAGTCCGATAAGTCTCCCAAATTTGATGTAGTTTTTATAGATGAAGCTCAAGATTTATCTAGAATGCAATGGGATATGGTTAATAATTTTAATACGCAAGATTCTTTTATTGCAGGCGACGATGATCAGGCAATATTTAGATGGGCTGGTGCGGATGTAGATTCTTTTATTACTCAAACCGGTAAAATGTTACACCTCACACAGTCAATGAGAATACCTAGAAAAGTCCATGATTTTGCTATGAAAATTATAAAAAGAGTTTCAAATAGAATACATAAAGAATGGAAACCAAAAACAGTAGAAGGGTCAGTTAGAATATATGAATCATTTGAAGAAGTAGATTTAAGTAGAGGGGAATGGATGGTCCTTACTAGAACTCGTCACATGTTAGATGCAATAGAGGAAACTTTAAAGACCAGAGGTTTATATTTTGAAAATAAATTTAAAAAATCTTTTGAAAAAGATATTCAAGATGCAGCTATTGATTGGCATAATTTATTAAAAGGCCAATTATTAAATTCAAAACAATTAGAAAATATAGCTAAATATATGGGACCTAACTATTGGCATAAGAAAAAAATGAAAGGTATGGTTAAAGAATCTTTTTATGGAATTGATCAATTAATTAAAGATTATGGATTACAAGTGAAATTAGATTGGTTTGAGGCATTTAACGATTGTTCAACTGACAGGAAAGAATACATAAGAGCTATGCGAAGAAACGGAGAAAGTTTGAAAGATAATCCTAGAATACAATTATCCACTATACATAGCGTTAAAGGTGGTGAAAAACAAAACATAGTTTTATTAACCGATCTTACTCACAACACAAACAAAGCGTATGAAAAAAATCCTGATGATGAGAACAGATTATTTTATGTAGGGGCAACAAGAACAAAAGAAAACTTACATGTTATTCAACCCAAAGATGATTACAAAAGTTTTCAGATAGGAGACTTATGAGTCACCCATATGCAGAAAGTAGAAAACGCGCAAGAAAAAAATGGAGAAAAAGTGAAAAAGGTAGAGCATGGGACAAAGCATACTATCAACGTCCAGAAGTCAAAGCAAGAAATCATGAAAAATATATTAAGAGTTTAATACGGAGTATAACTTATGAGTAATGTTTGGGACAAACAACACGGAGGATCACATTATCAAAAATTTAAAATTCAACCGAGTAAATTTGTAGTTGAAAATGAGTTGCTCTTCCCGGAAGGCTGTGCTATAAAATATATCTGTCGTCACAGATTGAAAGGAAAAAGAGAGGATATTTTGAAAGCTATACATTTTTTAGAAATGATTCTTGAAAGAGATTATAAAGAAGTAGAAAAACCAAAAGAGAATTTACCGAAAGAAAAACCAAACACATGGGGAATAACTAAATGATACAAAAACCTTTATTTGCACCACAAGTAGAATGGACACCACCAGATGAATTTCCAGATTTATCTAAATATGATGAAATTGCAATTGACTTAGAAACTAAAGACCCTGACTTAATAAAAATGGGATCAGGATCTATTACAGGTAATGGATGTATTACCGGAGTAGCAGTAGCTGTACATAATTGGTCTGGTTATTATCCAATTGCTCACGAAGGTGGTGGTAATATGGATAAGAAAAAAGTTTTAAAATGGTTTCAAGGAGTTTTAAACACAGATTCTATCAAAATATTTCATAACGCCATGTATGACGTGTGTTGGATACGCTCGTTAAATTTAAGTATTAACGGTAAAATAATTGACACGATGATTGCATCGGCCATTGTTGATGAAAATCAAATGCGTTATGACTTAAATAACTGCTCTAAAAGATACACTGGAAAAACAAAAAGTGAAACACATTTATATGAAGCAGCAAAAAGTTGGGGGGTTGACCCTAAGGCAGAAATGTATAAACTACCTGCCATTTATGTTGGCGAATATGCAGAGAAAGATGCCGAGATAACTTTAGAACTTTGGCAAGAACTTAAGAAAGAAATCAACTTCCAAGATATAAATTCTATTTTTGATTTAGAGACAGAACTTTTTCCTTGCCTAGTCGATATGCGTTTTTTAGGAGTTCGTGTAGACGTAGAAGCAGCTCACAAATTAAAAGAAGAGTTAGTTGCAGAAGAAAAAGAATTGTTACAAAAAGTAAAAAAAGAAACTGGAGTAGATACCCAAATATGGGCAGCTCGATCCATTGCGCAAGTTTTTGAAAAACTTCACCTACAATTTGACCGCACCGAAAAAACAAATTCTCCATCATTTACAAAAAACTTTCTTCAGAATCACCCCCACCCACTAGTGAAACGAATAGCCCGAGCCCGTGAAATAAATAAGGCTCATACCACGTTTATTGATACCATATTAAAACATAATCACAAAGGTAGAATTCATGCAGAAATAAACCAATTAAGATCAGATAATGGTGGAACAGTGACGGGAAGATTTAGTTACTCAAATCCAAATTTACAGCAAATACCAGCACGAAACAAGGAACTTGGACCACGGATTAGGTCTCTATTTGTGCCCGAGGAGGGCCATAGATGGGGTTGTTTTGACTATTCCCAGCAAGAGCCTAGGTTGGTAGTGCATTATGCAGCTTTACAGAATCTCTATGGAGTGGACGAAGTATTGGAAGCCTATAAAATAGGCGATGCCGATTTCCATACTATCGTTGCAGACATGGCAGAGATACCTAGAACTCAGGCCAAGACAATAAATCTTGGTCTGTTCTATGGTATGGGTAAAAATAAGTTACAAGCAGAGTTAGGTGTATCTAAAGATAAAGCCGAAGATCTTTTTAGACAGTACCATACGAAGGTACCCTTTGTTAAAAAACTTATGGACAATGTTATGAACAGAGCACAAGACTCAGGTAAGATTAGAACTTTACTTGGAAGACTTTGTAGGTTTCATTTGTGGGAGCCCAATCAATTTGGGATTCATAAAGCTTTGCCTCATGATGCAGCGCTCATGGAACACGGACCAGGGATTAAACGTGCGTACACTTATAAAGCATTAAATAGATTGATACAGGGATCAGCAGCTGACATGACAAAGAAAGCAATGATTGAATTATATAAAGAAGGAATTATTCCACACATACAAGTTCATGATGAACTTGATATATCAGTAAGTGACAATGCAAATAAAATAAAAGAAATAATGGAAGCTGCAGTTTCACTTGAAGTTCCTAACAAAGTAGACTATGAATCAGGCCCCAATTGGGGTAATATAAAAGAGGAGGAAAAATGAACAATATAAAACATCAAATAGAGCATTTTTATTTAATGCACAGAGAATACATTATTGGTGCAGTTGTTGGTTTCGTTATTGGCGCACTAATATTCTAATGAGTTATGGCTTATCTAAATGCAAACATACCTGTGACGTATGCACAGATCAGGAGAGAATATCTTTATGACCTTACCAGACATCATGGAGAAGTTGAAGACTGTATTATATTTGGCATGGCATCGATTACAGGTCGTCCGATCTTGTTTCATGCAATTATGGAAAACGGGGCTGTGTTCTATCGTCTCCCTATTTCGGCCTTCATTCAAAGAGGATTTAATGTCAAAGAAGTTCCTAGGATGCGACTTGACGAGCTGGAGCTTTGGAATTGTTTTAGTTATTATCCTGCTGTTACTACTTACGATCTCTTAGAAGGAACCTCTGGAAAATTTTTTGGTAAAGATAAAAAATGGTATCACGGGTCCTATTTATTCACAGTTGACTGGGGACATCCAGATGCTAATATACTAAATTCTGATCATTCAGAAATTCCGCACGAACATAAGTGCGCTCACATAATTGCGTTAGAAAACGGCAACTATGCAGCTCAACCTAATAATAGATTAATATGGAACATTTCATCTTTTACTATGAGAGATGAGGTGCCAGATTGGAAAGTTCAAACTTCCGAGTGGAATGTAGAAGACACTCGTAAGTGGAGGACTGAAGATACCGATAAATACTTCTACGACATTGAGGAAAAAAAATGAACTTAGCAGATCTTTTAAAAAAAAATATAGTCATGGTACCTGTTGTTGCTTCTTTAGTAGTTGGAACATTTACAGGGGTAAGATACATTGTTAATCTTACAGACACTATTAATGCATCTGAACAAGAAATAATTAATCTACAAAGAGATCTAGAAGTTGCACAAAAAGAAATTGTAGATCTTAATACAAGATTATCATCAGCTGAAGCAACATGGCAGATGGCAGAAAATTTATACAGACAATTAGCAGATCAAGTTAGAGAACACGACTATGATATTAAGGATTTAAATAGGTAGTTATGTATGGAGGTTGCCAGGATGAATTATTATTTTACAGGG